GACTTTCTTTTTAGGGATAGGTTTGTATTTGGTAACATTTAGCTTTTCCACGATGTTTTCAGGGAGTTGGTGTCTGCGCCCTGAAAAGTCTTTACAGAATCCGTAGTGACGCCCACGGATGGTTTCGCACCTACAGAAACACTTTTGACACACGGTGTCTCCTAAAATGTGAAACCAAACGTGGTTTGACCCATGTTGTCTTTTTGTGTTTTCACAGTACCTGGACGTGGTCGCGACGAGATAACTGTTCTTTTCCCTGTATATCTTTGTGACCCGCGCACCCGCTTGGCCATCCATGTTTTTCCGGATGAACGTTTCGAGAAGCGCTAAGGTTTCCGGATCCGTGAATTCATTTTTGGTCTGAGCGGCCGTGAACGACCCCTCGACTTTTCTGGACCCCTCGATGATTCTTGGTTCCGCGTTTTGCGTCCTGAGTGTTGCCATGTGCATGAGTTTCACACTCGGTTCCGGTGAAACTCGCTGAAACATAGCGAGTGGACCGTGTTTGTAGATGAATACGGGCAGATACTCACCCTGTGTTTCCTTTCCGTTATCACACTCCGAACACCCCACACCCGAACACGCCTCGTGTTTACCCTTCTTGTGTGACCAAGGCATTCTGAAACCACTTCCTTTCGTATTCCTTTCGCTGCTTCCATAGACAGACAAGTCTACGATGTTATCCCAATCTTTGGAACCATACACGAGTGTGAGTGTCGAAATGATGTGTTGACGAAGCGCGATGGCCGATGACCTATTCACCGGAAATTCGGGCCAATTGATGTGTACACCCGTTTTCATGAGATCCCCGACGGGTTTTGGTTTCGCGACGGAGACGAGGGCATCCTTTCCACCGTATTTAGACACTTTATCACAGATGACTCGACACACGCGTTCTACTTCTTCCATGGTCATCGCATCGTCATCCTTGTAATCGAGGTCCACGAAAAAGTTGTACGCGTCCACGGTCTTTTGTTCGACCACAAAGAGCTTTTCGCCCGAGTTTATACACTCCACGTACTTTTCATAAAAGTCATTCAATCTATCAAAAGGCACGGATAGGACACCACCGTCCATGAGCACATGTGATAGATTGGTTGCTTTACAGAAACCATTGCTTTTGCACCAGTTCCTGAACATCCTTACTTACCAATACATCTATTCATTTTTTTAATCATCTTCATCTTCTATGCCGTGTCTGATGGTACGCATGAGAGACACATCTGGATACAGTTCCTCTGATTCATTGAGTTCCTTTTTCAAGGTTAAGAGTTCATAGACTGTTTTTTCTTTGACATCTTCGATGTATGCAGATGCCCTGCGTTCACTGTAATCACGTCTATTTAAAAGCAAGTCCTTGATTTGCATGAGAATGTAACTCTTGGACTTCATTATTTTATAGCAAAGGATTTTCTATCCAAAGAAGTCACACACGCATAGAATTCCGGGTTTTCTAGGATATTTTTGGTGATCCTATCCCACTGTTTCTTTGACCGAAACTCCTGAAGTGTTTCAAAAGCCATGAAATCGTTTTCATCGTGTGTGCGCTTGATGGGTTGTTTTTGTATTTTTTTAATCATCATTTTTTGTTTCTCTTCGTTGAATTTCCTAACGAGCTCGGATTGTTCCGGTTTAGTGTAATTCACAAAGAATACGAATACGTTATATTCGAGGTCCACTGTGGGACTCTCTTTGACTGTAAATTTAAATTCTGTATATTCACCTCTTTTAAGAGACACGACCCCACGCGTCTCTTCTTCGAGTTCACGGAGAGCACAACGAATGGGATTAAAAATCTCCCGTCGTCTACACCCTCCCGTGACAAATATCCAATCTTTGAAGCGCTTATCTCTCACTGTGAGGAACCTTGGTTTATCTCCCGTAAATGTTACCGGTATCGCGATGGCTTTGTATTTTTTCATTGCGCTGGTCGCAAGTTATAATTTCCAGAGATGTTAATTTTCCTCCGACTCGGCGTTTACGGAAGTTGGTTCATCATCCTCGTCGTCTTCCTCTACGGCAATGGTCTTAGAGGTCGTTGGACGGGGTTGGGGTGGGGTGTGCGCTTGAACGAGTTTATTACAGAAACCTTTGATACCTTCAATATCATCTTTAGCTTTGGAGAATTCCTTATAGATGTACACAGTCGCGGCGATGCACGCCACGATGGCCACGATCGTGAGAGTCTCTCGGTCGAAGGACAACATATTTATGTAATAGAAACGTTGAATCTTTTTAAGTAGATATAATTGCGCCCATATGTGTTTGTTTGTTTTGTGGGCATGGGTAACCTTTTTCTGCAAATTGCACCTCCTGATAATGTCCCTCTTTACATGGGGCATTTGGTGCGATGAAATTTTCGAGCGTCCTGGATTTTGGATCGTATGTGAGTACGAATACAAATCCTAGAAGAAACAAATACTTCCACAGCATTTGTTATTAACGTGTAAATAAATTTAGTTCGAGTACATGAGACCACCCATACCATTCTCGATGCGGAGGATGTTGTAGTTCACGGCGTACATGTCACCATCGAACGTACCCGAGTCAGTCACGAATCTCGCGGAATCCAATCGGCTGAAGTTAAGAGAACCGGTTGGTTGCAACTTGGAGGTTTCGAGGCAGAATGGGTACAAGAAGAGTGATTCATCAGAAACGTCCACGGTAGAGGAAGTGGTGTGGTAGTACTTGGTGCACGCCATGTAGTGTGGGTTCGCTGGCTTGGCATCGGTAACATCGGTACCATTGATTTGCAATTTAACCTTACCAGACGCGAAACCTAGACCACCGGTCTTGTAAGACGCGAGGTATTTCACTGGGTGGTTGTAGTTGACTTCTTGGATGGCGGCACCGGATTGGATGGAGCGTTGCGTTTGGGTGATCACCATGTTTTGTGGGAGAGACGCCAAAGTGGTGCGTTCATCGGTATCCAAGTACACGTATTGCGCGTGGATTTCGTAATCCGTGTCGGATGGGGTGTTCCACGTGATACGCAATTCCACGTCGTGGTACTGGAGCGCAATCAATGGAATCGCGGATTGCCAGTTTTCACAGAAAGAGAATCGGAGTGGGTAGAAGGACGAATCCGCTGTATTCGCGGCTGGAGACTTGGAGTACGTTTGAGCCATCGTGGTTGGCGTGATGTACTGAGAAAATTCGGCGGTTTGTTCATCGATGACTTGTCCACCGATCAAAAGTTCAACCTTCTTGATTCTGCTCGCCCACTGCGCCTTGCTGTACGCAGTTGGGGTACGACGCGTGATGTAGCAGTAACCGAGGAGATCACCTTTGCGTTCGAATCGAACTGTGGAGATACCACCCGCAGATGGGGTGCCCTGGAGCACTTGGCGCTCCACAGTTTGGGCGAAGTTCGTGTGACGACGATAGTTAGAGCGGAAGAAGCTGACTTCGGGTTGACCGACGAGATGCGCATCTTGGGCACCGACGGCGACGAGTTGGGCAATACCACCAGACATTTTATATATATTGAGGTTATTTTTTTATGTGGGGTTATCACATGAATAAACATACCATTGCTCTGATGTTATCTACCATCGCTGGGTATGCATATTATCAAATCATGGAGGCATCGTTACCAACCGAATCGAACTGTAGTTACATGGCGGCACCCGTGACGGATCTGTTGGCGTTTATCTGGGGTTTCGTGCTCGTGGCGTACGGATTTCAATACGATAACGCGATTTTGACGTTCATGGGTGCGAGTATCGTCGTCGAACACGTGTTTCAGTTGAAAAGAAAGGTATAATTTTTACAATCTGGAGAGATTCTAAAAATTAACGGGAGAATGATTCGAACATTCGACTTCCGGGTGACCTGATAAAACACACGTGTTTTATGGGCCCGACACGCTAAACCTCTGCGTCATCCCGTTTGCCCCCAGAGAGTATCGATCTCTCTTCTTGGACTGTTTATGTAAAATACTAAATCCACATTCTACCTTTGAACTATGGGGGCTTTACAATACTATGATATATTTATTTACTCAAAATCGCGCGCAAATGTTCTTCGGCTTGTTCTTTTGTATCGAATATACCTAGATATTTTCTTTTATACTTAAGTACCCATTTATTAAGAACTTTATAAACGCATCCTTCTCTTTTTTTATTTGTACCATCTGGTTTAATAAAATTTTCTGGATCTTTCGTATACTCTTTCAATACTTCTATGGCTTCTTCTTCTGTATTAAAAGCACCCCGAGATAAATGTATACACTTAGATTTAACTATTATAGCTGGTATGTAACCATTTGATTTTTTGCGCACATAACCTAAATAACCATCTCTATTAATTTTATTATTTCTAAGACCCTTCGATATATTATCCTTTAATAAATCGGATAATTCTTTTTTATTGTTACCGCCTGCGGAACAATTATATCCATTAGGTGCTAACGAATTATAATATTTTATCCAGTGTATCTCCCTTTCATCTAATAATTCATTAGAAACTTCTTCTATTATTTCATATTTCATTTCATCTCTATATTTATCTATTGCCCGTTTAAGTAAGGTACAATTAGAAGATATTTTCTTGTGACCTTTTATCCTTTCTTCGAGTGTGTGTATAGTCTGACCTATATAGACTTTATTTGAAGGGCTTGTTATCTTATAAATAATACCCATATACTATCAATTGCATTTATATTTTTAAATATGGAACAACACATTTAAAAAGATAATCTCACCCACAGAGATTCGAACTCTGGTTGATCGGTTAACAGCCGACATTCCTAACCACTAGAAGATAGGTGAATGGGTCCGGCCTAGGTGATTCGAACACCTGACACATGGAGGATTCATTTCATACCACTACAATCCATTGCTCTTCCATCTGAGCTAAGGCCGGATAAAGCTCCCACCTGTATTCGAAACAGGGTTGTTGGATTTGCTTCAATATTATTCAAAGTCCAAAGTGATGACCACTACACTATGAGAGC